AACGGCAGCCTAGCGTCCGATACGGCAGCAGCAGGCTTTGTTCCCTAGTTCCTCAACCTTAAACTTAACAACTGGAAGGTCTGGGGCATCAGCCTTGCCACTAAGACGCTTTCTAGGGGCATTCTTGCGCAATTGCGGGGCATTGTGGCGTGTCTTTTTAGGCATACTTATCACCAATTGCGGCAACTCCGCCCGAACAAGCTCGCACCACAAACTTCTTCGGTCCGCCTAGAGTCCGGCGGGGTGAGTTACAGGGTAGGTTGCGGGGATTCACGCTTCATCGACCTCATCAGCATCAAACTCATCAGGGCAGGCGTCCTGGAGTGACTGTAGTGCCTTCTGGTGGCTCTCAAAGAAGCCTGACAGCCCCTTCACCCGCTCCGTCAGTCCATTCCACTGAGCCTCAAACACCTCATAGGAGCAGTTGTTGCCCATGTCGTCCACAAGTTGCCCCAATAGCCTCAGCACGCTGTGCAATTGAGCGTTCTCAGCTTGAAGCAGGCCAATAAACCGGTGCGCCAGCTTCAGTTGCTCGCGGTCAAGAGGCAAACCCACCCTTCTTGGCCTTCATCATCCGGTAGGTGCGAGGGCTGATTGTGCTTTTGGCCTTACTGCGGCTGGTGCCAGCCTTACGTCTGGCGTTAATGTTAGCGTAGAGTCCTAGTCGGTTTGATTTCATTTCGCGGATTGTAACACAACTTTATTGCGTTGCGTAATACTTTTCGCGCCAAAGGTTGTAATACTGATCCCTGTACTGCGGATGATTCTCATTAAATATAACCTTTAGATCGGGGCAGTCGAACTCATTTGAACCAGCAGGACGCTCCCCCCTTTTCCGATAGGCCAAGCTAATCTGGGACGTTTGGGATAGCTTTTTCATAGTCGTCTGAGCATACCCCCCCTGTTTATATAACGTAGTATTGTTTATTATAGGGGGAGGGGGCATGTTGGATGAACTCAAAATAACCGTCCCAAACGTCCCAACCTGTACTGTATTGGAATTGGTGTCTATATGTTGTGTTTGACTGGATTCTGTATTTTTAAGTCTCTCAGCCCTTTCCCTGTCCTCCTGCTTCCATCTTTCATGCCTTTCCCTATTCAGCCTCATCTCCTCCTCCAGCCTTGCCTGCTTCTCCAACTCCGCCTGCTCTTGCAACCTCATCTCCTCCTCCTGCTTGAGTCTCATCTTTTCTTGCCACTCTCTTCGTATTGCCGCCTCTTGTTCTAGTATCTTATCTGACTCCAGGGCCAGCCTCGCCACTTCTCGGCCTATGAATGTATTAGTCTGCTCTATTTTTCTGGGTATAATTGGGTCAGATCTGCCATTAGATCGTATGCCAGCCCGATCAAATATAAGTTGCCTATGACGGGCATCGCGTGGGTAGGCAACGCAAGCGTAATTTGCCTTGCCGCTATAGATCAGTAGGTGGATTCCCTTGCTGTCCATTCCTGCTTCTGCGCAAACAGGACATTGATACTCGTCTCCTTTGTGTCCTCGCTTGGTTGGCACGCCCCTAGTCCAAACCCCCTGCGGCTTGCCTTGCAGCTTACTCGTATTGAGCATTGCCATACTCCTCCTCCTCTTGCCCGACTACCTTTATATTCCTAAATCCCTTCTTTGATCCCTGCACGCTGTTGCTGATATTGCTTTGACGTAACTCCAGCATCTTGTCTCTTATCAGATGACTTAACCTAGAGCCTGCCAGCGGCCTCCAGCCCTTTTCAGCACAGTAGAGCCCGTATAGTTGAACAAACTCCTCCATCGATACGACGCTCCCCTTTATTCTCTCCACGCGCTCCTTGATAAAATGGTCAACCGACTCGGATTCAGCCAGCAAGTTGTGGATTCGGGTCACTTGGCTGTCCGCCAACCTAATGTCACCGGTTTCCTCCACGTCCTTTTGCAACATAATAAAGCCCCGCAAAGCCCACGCCAAGATAGCTGACCCCTCCTCCTCGACTAGCTTTTCGGCGAAGCGATCAATCTTCTTGGCAGGCGGCGGTTGATTGAATTCCAGTAGCAACAGCCTGCGCCGCCAAGCCTCTACGTCACCTTCCAAGCTGACCCGAAGCTTCTCATTCGCAGTAATAATGATGTTGTAATTACCAACAATATGATAGCCATCGTTTATGCCCTTGCCCTCGGCATCCAAGACATCCCCGCCAGTCAATCCTTTAATAACCTTTGCGCCCCCCATCTGCAAGAAGTTGCCAGGCACGTCCACTCCAGAAAGCAACGTCTTGGCTCGATAGCGGTAAAGCTCAAACTGTTTGTCCAAATGTTGCGTCCTTAACTGCGCCATGTTTTCCTTGCCGGTCAACATGTGAACAACGTTGTGCAGAGTGGACTTCCCTCCGCCAGCCTGACCATACAGCACGACAAACCTTTGGATAATGTTTGTGCCAAATAAGCACATCCCAAAATACTTCTGAAAGATCAGTAAGTCATCGGCTTCAGGCAGCGCGGGAACAGCCAACTCGCTTAAGAATCTTGTCGGGACAAGATCCAGCCCCTTGTACTCTACTGGGCATTGATTACGCGAAAAGAAATCTGGACTAAAATCGTGTGTCTCAATCTCTCCTCCCTCAAACTTAATAAACTTGTTAGAGCAATGCACCCCAGGCACCTTGTGTCGCGTAAACGCATCCTCATGCTCAACCACTCCACGCAGTTGGCGCACAATCCCCGACAGAGAGTTGTCGCTCCTCATGTGCTCAATCTCTGGCCGGCTCTCCTGTCGGCTAAAGCGCAGTATCTCTCTGCTGATCTCCTGCTTAATTGCGTCCTCTGACTTTACCCGCCATATCCCGCGCTCCTGCTCATACTCGTAGAAGTCCCGCTCCTTTGGCTCGTAAAGTACCCTGTGATCGTACTGGTATTTCCCAGCCCAAAACGGCTGGTTGAGCGACACGATAAACTCCTGCTGATTCTTGTTGCGGATCTCCTTCCACGGCTTCCCGAACTCGTCAACCAAATCCTGATAGGCGCTGCTAACCTTTACCTTCCAAGGCAACGTTAGGTTGTCAGGCCAAACAATATCATCAAACTTAATTGTGATCGGCTTGCCGTTTTCAACCCACTTGTAATTGCCCCCCAGCGGATGCTTGCCCCAAATGACCGTCTGCCCGCCGTCACTGCGCCATTCCCCCCAGTCGGCTATCTTAACCAAGGGCGGAAACTGCCCGTCGATTCTCACCCAAAAGTTGCGCCCTCTGGCTCCCCTAGTCTGCAGCGTCTTGCCCAAGGATGGGTTTAGCTTGGCAAACTCCTCCGCCCCCTCGTCGCTATCAATGTCAATGGAACACAAGCCCCCGCCGGCCTTGCCTAATAAGACACCAATGTTACCCGCCTCCAGCCTGCGAATATGCTCTGGTCTTCTGGCTGCCTCTGGAGTTGTTTTTTGCCATCCAACATCCATCGGCCTCTTCTCGCCTATGGGTATGGGAAGCAGCACGCATCCCTCCCCCAAGTGTTCCATCAGTTTAATTACTTTTTCCTGTGTCATGCAGCTCCCTCCTCTATTAGTTGTTGCAATGGCGTTGTTCTGTCTTCAATAAAATTGCCAGTTACAAGCGTATGTTGCATCTCGTCATAAAAACACTCATACCCATACCAGTAATCATTTTTATATTCTGGCATCGAAACAATCTGAATTATGGTGTATCCGGTATCAAGCAATACTGGACAGTTGCAATACAAAATTGATTGCCAAGGACGCCCCCATTTAATGCTCACCATGTCTGGTTTTCTTCTTAGCATTTTGTAATCAAACTTGTTTTCACAATCAAACACCCAAATCATATTCCCATATCCCGCCTCTCTTTGCCGAACCTCGTCAACGCTGATTGGACTATGCTGGAATTCGACTGCGTATCTCCTGCTATTAAAGAATGTTTGGGCATCCATGCGATGCCTTACACCATCTACCGTAATTGTACGTTCGGTGTTCTCTGGCTTAAAATGCGACTTCCATCCGCGATGCCAATCTGTCTCTGGCTCGTGCCAGGTGTCTGGGTCGGCTGTCTCTCTTGCCCAATGGTGGTACTTGATCGGGCCGCACTTGGCGATCAATACGGTGTCATCGTAGTCCAAGCTCCTCCCGCCCTTCGTCGGCCCCTTGCCATGCTTGTCATACATCATAAAAATTAAAACCCAGCTTTGTTGAAAGAGGCCGCACACGGACCCGTTGCAGGATCTCCCTGCACGCTATACGCTGGATTAAACTATAACGTGACCACCTTCTTCGCTGCCTCGACAATATCTTCCGCTGTAATGTTGCGCAGCGCATTGCACCACATCTGCGTCTTCTTGGTGCGGTTGGTTGCGTCCTTACACTTGGCTTGCGGCAACCCCCCCTGCGGTCGGCAAGGCGCGTGCGGGCAAGTATCGGGTTTGAAGATGGGGACCGATTTCGGATAATACTTACAACGGTCTTCGGGATCGTAACTACCCCACAAACTAACGCAGGCTGTATCCAACCCCGCTGCCATGTGCGTGACCGATGAGTCCGGCGCAACGACAAACTCTGCCCCTTGGATGACGGGGAATAGCGTGCGTATGTTGGCGGTCGCGTTAAACAAATCCACCACCCGCTTGCTGTCTACTCGGAAGTCTACTGACTTGTCCATTCCGATGATGACTGCGGAATGGTCGGGGAAGGCTTCCAGCAGAGCCTCCACCGCCAACTTACCCAGCGCAGGCGGGTAGGTGCGGGTCGGACCGCTGGAACTGACATGGTAGGCGAAATACTTGGCAGGCAGCGGCCACACCCCAATCTTCTTTAGCTCATCGGTATCGGGCTGCACGGTGTAGATGTAAGGTTTTTTATACTTGGCATCTACCAGCCGAACATCCCCAGCCCTGCCATTCACATCAGCTACAATCCCCTCCGCCCCCATCCAAAGGTAGATCCTATCGAAAAAATTGCCAGGTCCAGTACCCGCCTCCGTACCGCCCACCTTGCCAGAGAACAGATCATCCAGCGGCACGTGTGCCTCATACGATGCCCACGCTTCAGCCGTTGGTGGTAAGGGCAACACCCGCGCTCCCAGCCCAGCGTACAAGGGCATATTGCGGGCAGGGCAGTAGACATCGACTGCACCCCCCGAAGTCTCGATTAGGTATCGGATAACACCCGTTGCCATAATCGCATCCCCGATTGCGCCGGCGCGGTAAACTGCGGTTGTCCCACCCTCGGCTCGGCCTGGGTAGTACGGCTTGATTAGGTGCGGGATCGGTATGCCATCGGCAAACGGCGCGTTGACTAGCTCATCGGGCAGGATGTAGCTACAGCGCGGCCACAGCTTATTGTCGTCGACTACAGTTACAGCATTGGTGTTATTGGTCCATAGTTTCATTTTGTTATCCTTTCTACTGCGTCAATCCTTTTTCCAATCCAAGCCATGCACGGCACGGCCATAGAGTTTCCAAGAGCCTTGTATCGTGGACCATCAGGGCACTGATCGGCGGGCTTGTTACGCCAAGGAATCATCGTGTGATCGTCTGGAAATCCTTGGAGTCGCTCGCATTCACGAGGAGATAGTCTGCGTACTGCCATCCGATCCGCAGGGTTAATGACTCCGCCAGTATGACAAACATCCGAAGCAGTTGAACGAATGGGTACAGCTTTGTCTTGTAAGCATTGATTGTAGGTATCAACTGCAACTGCAACCTGATTATCACCCATCTCCTTGCGCGATGTAGGAGATAGCTCCTTTACAAATCTGCTCTCGTTGCCTTCCCTAGTTGCGATGCCAGGTTCGAAGGCAATCGCCTCTTGCACCAACGGCACATTCCCACCACCCGTTCCGTATCGTGATACGCAACTAGGAGCAACATCGTGCGGTCCAGTTACTCGGCTGTCGTTGGGGTGGTTTTCGTAGAGGACAGCTATTCCGCCTTGATTGCAACTAGGATCTAGTCCTCTGGATGTATCCAATGTTTTAGATAGATCAACTTGGTTGCATCCGCTGATTGGATTCTTACTCTTTATGCTATTGCTTGAAAGGCTGTCGAACGCAAAAGCAATAGCGTGCTTATCACCCTTGGTCAATGTAGGACAAGGATCACCTGGCTTACCAACTCCAAGCCCATTACCTTTGCCGTCTTGCTTGTCACCACGCTTGCCAGCGTTGCGGGTGGCTTGGTCGTGGATGGGGATAGGAAAGTAGAAGCTTTCAGCTTGTTGTGTAAGTTGCTTACCAACTTGTTTGCTTAACCCGCAATCAATCGTTGCACATACATCTGGTATGCCAGAGTTAATAGCATCGTGAACTGCCTTAATCTCCATCAAGGCTTCGTCACTGCATCCACCTCGGCTTCCTTTGCATTGGGTGATTGTTGGACTAACTCCAACGCCTGCTTCAACATTGGTGGCAATTCCTTTCCTCGTTTCTCGGCTCGGCGCAGTATCCCTGCGCACGCTTTCGGACTCAAATAGAACCTTTGCGGCAAGGTTCCCTTCTCCAAGATGTGCGACAACGAACACACGTCTGCGTCTTTGGGCCACTCCGAACCATTGAGCGTCCAGCACTCGGTATGCCCACTCATACCCCAACTCCCCCAACGCTCCGAGGAAGGAACCAAAATCTTTTCCTCCGTTAGACGACAGGACACCAGGGACATTTTCCCAGACAAGCCATCTAGGTTTGAGACGTTCAGCGATTGCAAGGTATGTAAGCATAAGGTTGCCCCTTGGGTCTTTGAGTCCTTGCCTAAGTCCTGCGACTGAGAAGGATTGGCAGGGCGTGCCTCCGACCAGAAGGTCGACTGTTCCGCTTGATATATTCCATTGTTCATATTTACTCATGTCTCCTAGGTTTGGTACTTCCGGCCAATGATGCTTCAGCACCGCTGACGGGAATGGTTCAATTTCTGAAAATGCAACAGGCTTCCATCCGATAGGCTCCCAAGCCTTGGACGCTGCCTCTATGCCAGAACAGACAGATAGGTACTTCACTCCACCATCTCCTTGGCAATCAAAGCCACCGCATCCACCATCGTAATGATCTGGATGAAATTAACTGACCGACCATGCGTAGCTGCGTTGCGCTCTTCAACCAGCCTCTCCCTTGCGGTCAGTAGCATATCCCTCGCCCAGCGTAGTCTCTGTTTTTGATCGTCGGTCATACTTTTTCGAAAGCTCCAGTAAGTAGGTTAAGGTTCCAGCCATTGCCGTGAAACTTGTCATACAACATCTGATTCATAATCCATGCTAAGGGCGACACGTTTGATTCCAGCAACCGCCCAGGCTGGCAGGCGTTACGCTCCAGCAACTCGGCCAGTGCCTTTACCTCCAGCCGTGCGTATTTGTATAATGCTTTCATGCTGTTTCTTCACCCACCACGCTGTCAAAGCCCTGCTCTTCGGCGTGGTAGGTTGACGTTTGTACCCGAAGCCAATCTGGTTTGGCAATAGGTTTCTTGCCGGTGAACGAAGATTCTGTGAATAACACATTGTTACCTGGCACACACGTCATCCGCCCGTTGTTCAGGGCGATGAAATGGTGCGACTTAGTTTGACTAGGCTCTAGGCTGTAGGCATCGCCGTACGGCTCGGCGGTAAACATATAGCTTCCACCCATCCACTCCTGCCTGCTGGCGATCCACACGTTGCAATCCAACTCCCGCAAGTAATCGTATTCGATGGTGGCAAAGTTGTAGCCAAAGCAATCCCAGCGTTGTGCATCCCGCAACTCCCACTTGTGGGTGTGTCCTACCGGATTGTGGCAGATAGCTGACAAGGGTAAGCCTCGGTAAAGCGCACCGCACTTTAGCATCACCGTGCAAGCCCAAGCTCGGTGCGGTACGCTGGACAACCCAAACCAGACCGCATCCTCCCAGCCCTGCACTTGGCCTTGACTCATCACGGACTTATCCACCGACACATACTGGTGGCGGGGTAGGTTGGCGGCGTGGGTCATCGCCAAGCTGGTCCAGTTAGCCAAGCCACTAGCACCCAGCGTGTGCCAAAGATCGGCGCACGCGCACGGTGTTCAACGTAGGATGGGAACCAGCAACCAGCCCCCTGCTCACGGATAAAGCGCATGTTCTCGATGTCAGCCTTAACCTGTAGCCCGCCTCCAAGATACTCGTTAGGCGCAGATAGGTTGACCACTGCGGTCAGTTTGCGGTCAGATCCAGTAAAGGTATCCCAATGCCAGCTAAACTTCTGCAACGGCGAGTAGCGTAGGATCTGCAACTGCTGCACCCCCGTCACGTCGAAGCGGTAATGCTCGGCGTTGATCTGCGCGGTTAGCTCGTTGATGATTCCGTAGATCCACTTATAGTGCGGGGCAAAGGGTATCCAGCAGGACGTACAGGTTCGCGTACGTGATACTGTACGTGTCACCCCATCCTTGGCCAGCACCGGCGCACGCTTCATGCCGATCACTTCTGCATCTTGGCGCAGCATCATGCACTGAGTCGGGGTCAGCACATAGCGGTCAACTGCCGCCGTTAATACCTTTTGTCGGAACTCACTCACGAAATAACTCAATGATGTACTCAATCATCTTAATGGTGATAAAGGATGCGGTTGCCACGATTGAGACAAACACCGCCATGAACAACGTGCCCCAAGCAAAGAAGTTAAACAGGTCGCCCAAGAATTCCACGATGTGCAAAGTCATACTTCCATCATCCTCAAAAGGCGGCGCGTGTCGATATCAATTCCACTAGCCCTGCACCACCACGTCACCGTCCCATTCTTAAAGTCGCGCAAGAGTTTACGGATCTCCAGCGTGTTATTATATTCTGGGCACTCGGTAAGATCCCGCCCTGTGTAGCAAGGTACAACCTTCATGCCCTTCACCGCCCCTCGCCGGCGTAGTAACCGCAAGTCCTCGATAGCCCGCAGTGCCACCTCCCCCGCCAGTTGTTGTAAACGATCATCACGATGTCCCCTAGTTAGTTGCTTCGATCTCATTTCTTCTTACGTTGTGCCTTATGCCAAAGAGCGTACTCGTTCCAAAGCCTGCAAGCCTCGTTGGCCGCCTCCAACGTCTCAAAGAGATCCTCCAACGGCGGAAAGCCAGTCGGCGGACGCGAGCCGTAAAGTCGTGGACCAATGACGTTGCCCGCCACCGTGTGTAGCCTGAATCGACCACACTCCTCGACAACCTTAATTTCCGTCACCGCCCTAGCTCTTTTAACTTGGCCTCATCAGCCGCAATCTGCGCCGCTAATTTATCCAGATTATTTGACTGCCCGGCGTAATGGATAATGTAGGCATCCTTGTGGCGGTCTAGCCCGTACTGCTCCTCCACCGAGGTCATGCAGTTGTAGGCAGGATCTAACCCCGATAGCGGAATGTCCCACAGGTGCGCTTGGATGTTCGCCCAGGTCTGCATCCCAAAATGGTCAGGAACCACGCCCAGCGGGGGTAGGCTCAAGAGTCCCACGTGCTTCCGGCGTATGGCAAACACGCCAAAGTTGAAGTAGTAGGTAGGCGTAATTGTACCGCCATACTGCGCGGCCAGCTTCTTCATACCTTCCTTGCGGTCTAGGAAATCCCCCTCGTCAAAAGCAATAAAGCCGTCATTGCCCTCCTCCTTGGGGTTGGCAAAGTCATCGCAGTCCTTGGCGACTAAGCAGTCAGCGTCGATGTAGATACACTGCTCGTAGCCCCGCCCGACCAGTATGTTTCCAATGAGCGACTTGTTGTAATCCTTTGGGTCCATCACCGAACGGTTGATACAGATAAAGTCGATCTGATTACGCTTGGCGAAATCCTCAATGCGCGGTTGGGTAAGCGAGAGAACCTTATCCCACTCCGTCCCAAACGACATGGTGACTACGGCTCGTTTCATTTAATTTTTTCCCCTAGATAATTCATTATCGCTTCGTACCCATCGCCACCCAAAGTATAGCGGTAAATATAAGTTATTTCACGCCACTTAAGATGAAGCGGTGATTCAACATTTTTATCAATAAAGCTCCTTGCTTCCTCAATGGTTGCAAAAATACCATATGGCGCACCCTCTGGATAACCTTCTCCCTCCATTACACAATAGACTTTTTGGTTCATTTCTTGACCGCGTATTTCAAGGCTTCCGCAATGACATACGCCACCACGGCATCTCTATCGATCTTTAATAATTGCAGGCCAATCTTGTATAATTCTTGATTAGTCTTGTCATCCATGGTCACGTCAACCAGAACAGCCTTGGGTGCGGGGCGTGACTTGCCAAACGTAATTGTTCCTATCTTCATTTCTTTTTCCTCCTTTTAGGTTTTACTTCTTTCCAAACATCAAACTTGTCGTCCAGCTCAACCGACCAAAGCATCAGTGTTTTGTACAGGCCGTAGCCAATCCCCAGCCGCAAGATGGTGCGGCTGATGACATCCCCCAGCCAGTACATAACCCATGATAAGGCCAGCTTCATTTGTCATTACAGTCGTAGTCTTCCCAAGTAACGTGTTTGCACGCCTCGATTGCTTCTTCGCGTCCTTCGAATGTGTCGAAGTGAACCCAATCATCTTCCCTACCTTCACCCGCTTCATCGATGTAAACCGCCCACTCTGGCTTACCCTCCTCATCAAACTCCTTCTTTATCCATCTCATAACCTTGGAACCTCCTTCTTAATCTGTGCCAGCGTAAACAAGCAGCGCACCAACGCACGCTCTAAATGGTCAGTTGCCGTCTCGCCGTTGTTGTCGGGGCAAGGCGTGGACTTATGCAATTGCATCTGCGCTGTGGCCAAGTGCCGGACGGCTCTGGCGATATGGTAGTCGTGGGTAGGCCGATCCTTCTCCAGCCAATCGCCGTAGGCAGATTTCTCCGACCCCTTGCCCATAACGCGCCACACGATGTCGGCGGCGGCATCACCCATCTCGGCTATAGTCGGGGCAGTCATTTGGCTTGGTTCCGGTAAAACTGGTCCAGTAACGATTCTAACCAGAGTATATCTTCGATTGGGATCATAGTTTCATTCCTGGTGGTGTGTAGCCCTTCACCCAAGCCCACACCTTCTGCATCGCGCAAAACGCAATGCCGGCTTGGTAGAGTTCTTCATCTTCCCACGCCTTAGTTTTAAGCGAGCTAGGATCATTACTAGCCAGCACGACCGATACGCAGGCGCACTGCGGATTCTCGCTTGCGGCTCGGTATGCCCATAGCTGGGCACAATCTGTATCGTAGAACGGATCGTACTTGGGGTTAACTTTCCGATTCTTCAGGTCGATGATCGCATCACCAATCCCCTTCAACTTGACATAGGCATCGCACCTTCCAGCGTAACCAGCACCGACCAAACCTTTCTCACACCAGTAGGTCTTTTCCACGTTTGCATCGGCCCACTTCTTAAAGGTTTCGATGTACGGCTTGAGGACTTCATCTGTGGAGCAAGCACGTCCCAATAGGATGTTTTCCATTTCCGTGTGCATTTTTGTGCCGTGCTCAGCTGCTTTGGTGGTTGACTCTTTACTATCCTTGACGACCCTGCGTGCGTATTCTTCGAGCGTTTCATCTTCCTCCTTGGGAAGTGTAAGCGAGGACATAATCGCCTGCTCAATTTTCCATGATGTAAGTTGCGGCTTATCCATGATGCCTAGGATGCTAGTCACGCTAGGCAGTAGCCCCATCTGGCGGGCATCGGCAACAGTAGTGTTCCTCTCCTTGCCATTTTTGCCTAGAATAACGTGGGCAGATCGCCCCTCGGCATCGTACCAGTGGCCGCTGCTTTCAACAGTGACCAGCCTGGAACTAGCCGAGGAGCTATCCCACTTACTTGTAATAGTAAGTGCCATATAACCTTAGAACGGTACGACTTCGCCGTCCTCATCCACCGTGGCGGTGGGCTTGGGCTTGAGGTTGGCAAACTCTTTGGACGCGCGAATCTTATCCTGCAACCACTCCGGCATCTCGCTAAACTGCCCACCCTCGCCCTGTTCGATCTCATAGTACATCTGAGCGTTGGTTGTGGTAGCTGGAGCCTTCATGCCCTTGGGTAGCTTGGATGCCCCCGCAATGGCGCAGTATTGCCTGCCCTGCTGGCTGGTCTTGTGGATCAGGGTCAGCATGGCGGGTTTGCCCAATAGATTCTTGAGGCTAAACGCCTTTAGCTCTGCTGCGGTAAAGGTCTGCCCGCGCCACTGCTCAAGCAGTTTGCGCAGGCTGGCCTTCTCGCCAAGACTGCGGGTCTGTTCGATGCTAACCACCATCGGCTTTGACACCTTGGTAGTTTTGCCATTCTCGACCACCTCAAACTCATCGGTTTGGTCGGGCAACTCAAAGGTCAATCGCACTTTGGGCGACCACTTCTCTTCGTTGTCCCAGTTGGTTTTCTGCGTGCCTAGGTCTACTAGGCTGTAGAGCATTCCAACCGTAGCTCCCGCTTCGGGCAGTTTGCGTTCTTGTTTTGCTGATTCGCTGAGTGTTAGTGCCATGTGTATTCTCCTTTATTTATTGGTTTATGTTGTTGGGGGTAAGTTGGTCTAAATCGTGGGGGCTGGTGACATAAAAACCTTTTACATGGGTGGAGGGCATATAGTCGATCTTTATTTCGCGGGCTGGGGCAAGTTGCCGCGCCAACTCGCAAACATCATCAGCACTTAAAACTACCAGCCACTCCTTGCGCCCATTGCGGCGGAAGAATACCGCGGGGATCTTTCCAGTAGGACAATCCCGCTTGGCCTGTGCCATCCACTCCTCGGGCTTTAGTGCTTGGCAACGCTTGCCTTCGATGTGAAAAGGAAAGTTCTCGCACACCACATCCCCACTCCCGCCCTCCGGATTGCCTGCGTACTGTTGCGTCCGCCTAGCCTTCTGCCAGCCCTGTTCTCGCAAGTATCCCGCTAACTCCCGCTCCCCCGTTGCACCCTTAGCTCGGCTATTGATCTTGCCCATCCGCTGGTGTTAGCCAACCACCCTTACCCCCGTCAACACAAAATGTACTTATCGTTTAATTACGGTTATACTTATTAGCGTCTCTAATGTCTCTATTAAAGTTTCTAATCATCTCGTACACAGTCAGTCGCTCTCGTATTTCTGGATTCTTGTTTAACCACGCCATCGCTTCGTCGAATGATTCTACGTCACGCATAGCCATTTCAAACTGCTCCCATGCCTGTGATTCAGTCATAGGCTCTGGAATACCCTCCAGCTTTGCCCTGTCGATGGACAAACCTTCGTCGTAACCGATTTGCACTTGGCGATGGGTAACAGCCAGAACAAGTCATCTGTCATCGCCCACAACGCCACATAATCCACGCCAGCGATAGGTCGCTTGGGGATGTTGAAGCCATTGCCGGTGCTGGTGGTGAAGCGATACTTGGTGCGGCCAGCCTCGACTGCCTGGGCGGTCTTAATCTGGATACGCCAAAACTTACCCTCCTTCTCGGCTACCACATCATAGCCCGCAAAGTCCTCGAAGGGGGTAAGCACATTGTACCCGCACCGTAACAACGCGCCGGTGACGCGAGCCACTCCGACTGCACCTATTTGGCGGGAAGTTAATTTCATGCTTGACGGATTGCGGTTTGTCCTAGAGAGTTTTTATATGAAAACAATAAAAATGCTATTGATGTCAGTGTTGGTATCTGGGGCGATGGCTGAAGATGAAGGCGAGATGGAAGCCTTTGTTGGCGGCGTATACGGAAAGAGTGGATACGCTGTGGTGCTGGACAAGGACACCGCCTTGGTCAACGGCCAACTGGTTATCCGCAATGGTTATGTCTTTACTACGCCTCAAGGTAATTACTCCAATAACAACGGTGTGTATTCTGGACCAGAAGGCATCGTAACCAGAAACGGCGATGTGTTTGCTGGTAGTAACGGCGTGCGGTTTGACTCTGGTGACGCATACTTTGGTGAGGGTGGAACTACCATTGTGACAAGGGTAAGTGCCACGATGCGTAAACCTTAACCCTGCCCAAATATCGCCAATCTATTCCTAATTCTGCTTTCTAATCCTGGGATAAATTTTGCAAAGTCTGGATCTTGACTGGCACGCCTATATTCAGCATCCAACTGCGCTTGACTTGCCGCCCGCATCAACGCTTTTGGCTCAACCTGGTTGATGGCCGCCAAGG